AGTCACTCCTGAGGCAATACCCGTCTCGGACATGTCCCCTGGCTTGAAATTATTGGCCGCAGCTGCACTCGTTCCCCGCTTTACTCTCTCCCAGGTCTGAGCAAAAAATCCGAAACTGTTCGTGAGTTCCTGAATCTCTTTGCCGATACCATTTCTCAAGTCAACAAAATTTAATTCGAGCAGTGCGATTTTTGTTCTAGTGACATTGATCAGCCATTTTCTTGTTACCTCGTCGGAGTTTTTTAATTGCTCTGCCAGGGTGTCGAAATTAGCGCGCGAGACAATCTTAATGCTCTCGTTGACTTCCTCAAGAGCCTTGTCCATTACCTTAATGGCATCGGCGGTGCTTAAAGTCTGGTCTCCGATTTTCTTCAAACCGTCGATAAGCACAGGAACCAAGGAAGCAACCACACCAATGACCGCACCGGCAGCACCGAACGACATGAGCAATTGAGGTGCTTGCTGACCGAACGCGCGCATCGCATCCTGGCCATTGCTTACCTGAACGATAAAGTCCTGGAACTGATAGCTGGCGTTCTGTACGCCACGCTGCATATTCTTGAACCCGCCGGCCGAGGCCTGGGCGCTGCTCTGCACATTCTTGATTGCGGAGTTGGCTTGCTCAAGTTGTCGAACGGCCTGGCTTGCCTCGACCGTGACCCGCATTAGGAGTTCGGATTCATTAGCCATTTAGATTGCGCCTCACCAGGAATTTGATTGCCGGCCAGCGCTGGTCTTTGCCAAAGCTGTAACCGAATGGATTCTGCTCGTACCAGACATCGGCGATGACCAGCGATTTGTACTTTCTTGAAAGTGAGTTTGCGACCCGCTTCGTGATGCTGACCCGAGCCCGAGCTTGCTTACCCTCTGAGACTCGTTTTGCACGCTTGAGACGTCGAACCAAACTCTGCGCCCCCGTCCAATTGCCGGCCTCCAAAAATCTCGCGTAAGCCTCATCGCTGGTGATCCTTATGTCGTCGCCTTGCTTGGCCTTGCCGGCCGCCTCAGGTGATGATTTCGCGCCATTGACGTATACCGCCCAGGAGCTTGCCATCTGCCCTGTCGAGCGCGCGCCGTATGAGTTGGACAGGTCGGCGAGTTGGGTGAGCGCCTCTTCAATGGCCGCCACCATGTTGCTGCCGCCCTGGCTAAATTCCCAGCGATAGTTCTTTCTCATCATTTCGGGCGATGTGCCTCGGCGGCCATCAACAAAGAATCCGGCGAGCTCGTTACCCTTGCGGAGTTGATCGTTGACAACCTCCATCCCCTTGGCATAAGCAAAGGCCCGGATCCCACGCACGCCGAAGTCGAGAAACTCCTTGGGGACCGCAGACCCCTTGACGTATCTATTGCCGACTTTAAGTTGAAGCTCGACTTGCACTTGTCACCCTCATAAATTCAACATCGCATCGCTGCAACAACATCACCGCCGCATCCGGCAGCTGGTGACGCCTCTGGGCCTCCCAGTAAGTACCGATTGGTATTGGCCCAATACCCATCCCGATCTGCCTTGCTGTGCTGAGCTCAAAAAACAAATTCAGCAACACATGTTCACCGTCGCAAAACTCTGGCCTCACATCCTCAGGTTTGATCTTGCCTCGGCGGGCGAGCGTGTCATAAAATGCCTCACGCCCAGCCCATTGCAAAGACCAGGTCAAACCCTTGATCAGTTTTTTGCTTCTGCTTCCAACTTCGTCTCGTAGCCTGGCAAAGCGGCCTGGACCTTGTTCCAGATTTCCTCTTTCGCCAGCGGATATTCGTCCCAAAAATTTGCTGCTTCTGCACCCTTCACACTGATCACCTGACCAGGGAAGAAAGCACGACGCTGTGCGTCAGTCATATCGAATGGTGTTGCCGCGATATTTCCATCTGCACCGACTGGTAACAACTTGGCCCAGGCGAACATAAAATCGCGATTAGCTGCGATCGGCATCTTGACCGTGATCGTCACTTCGGGAGCATCGTCCAGCGTGAACGACACGCCTTCAGTCAGGCAAAGAGGGAGTCTGTATTTTTCGAGAGACATTTAAATCCTTTAAGAAATAAGGTGGGCGACGAGAGAGGCCTAAGGAGTGTGAGGGACACACCTCAAACGCCGCCCGAAGTGGTTACCAGGTGTAGATGTCGAAGTAGCCTGTCTCAGTAGCTGTGGCCGTACCTGAGAAGGCCAGGCTCACCTGCTGGTCAAGACCCTCGGCAGCGCCGTCAGGGAATGTGAGCTGCACACCATGCAACAGCACAGTCATGCCGCCGTCCATGTTGCTGACCGTGAATCCAATCGAGACAGGCTCCTGACTGATTTTCTTGAGCATCAGGCTCCAGTTCTCATCGGCCAGATAGGTCGATCCGCTGACCGTGATGGTGGCCGCACCCAGCGAATACTCGCGAGGTGCCAGCGAACCCATACAGACCTGTGGCGACAGACCGTTGTTGAGGGTGACGCTCAAAGACTGGATGCAAAAGTCAGCGACTTGGCCGTCAACGATCACCAGGCCAATGTCGCTCGATGCGTTGTAGGGCTGGTCGGTGCTTGCGTCTGTGATTGTGCGACCGTCTGTTGTGGCAGGGACCGGCATGGTGTAGCCATTGCCCATAAACATGAACTTAGACTTGGCGATGTTGCCATGGGCCATTTCCAGCATCATCTCGGACACCAGCATGCCTGTGTAGGTGATCGACTTCTCAGTCAAGTCGAGGTATTTTTTCTCGATTGTGTGCGAGATTGCAGTTGTGCCAATGGACAATTTTTCAGGACGAGTGATGGTGGCAGAACCTGTCTCAGTTGCGATTGTCTCTTTCGCAATTTTGATAAAACCGCCGCTAGTATCAACCGAAACAACATAAGCCTGGCCGTTGTTTTTCTCTTCAGCAAAACCGGTGAGCATGATCATGTCGCCAGCAACGAACTGGCTTGCTTCTGTGAAGGTCAGGCGACGGTCAATAGCGTTGACCGCAATCGAACTGGTCACGACCAGAGCCGGAACTGCTGTGGGCTGCATCATTGCGGCGCGAATGAATTGCGTCTGGACTGGGTCGCCACTCAGTTCGCCGTTGATGTCGCCACCAACCTCGAGACCGACCTGGACCTGCCCACCAGCGGTGCGGTCAGAGCGGATCTCTGTGCTTGCTGTTGTGGATGGAGTGCCTGACAGCGACTCGCTGACAAAACGTGCTGTGACAAAATCACCAGCAGCAGGAGTCTGGCCGTAGGTGGCCTCTTCGATTGCTGTGATGCGGACTAAGTTTGATGAGGACATTTTCTAACTCCGGATAGATTGGTATTGAGAGATAAGGCAAAACCCCTGCCACGCCGATGTTCTCGGGATAGCCGGTGGATCGGTACTGATGACAGGTGAAACGGATTGAATTACAAGCTCATCGAGCCGCTGACCGCGCAGCAATCTCTGGAGCTTGTCGCCGAGCGTGATGGCTGTCGATGACACCCAGCCGTTCGGAATTACGATGTGCAACAAAATGGTCCCGCGCTCACGCCACATATTGGCCGGCAGACAATCGACCTCTTCAGTCGATGTGAGGTACTCAATGCCGACCCAGGGCTTGGCCGTGTTGGCAGGGATCATGGATATATCGTCAGCGTCGTCCACGACAAACACATCTGTGTCGTCCCAGTTGTCGTGAAGGAAACGCTCAAGCGTTGATCTAGTGAATCCGCTGCTCATCCGATCACCCTGAATTCTGTGGCATAAGTTTCGTTTGAGGATCCGCGACTGATCCCGTCGGCGGCCTGAGGCACATAAGGTTTGCCGTTGATGATCATTCGATCACTCTTGAGCCGTACCTCGTAGCCTTTCAGATCACGATTGAGCAAGATCACCTTGTGCGAGTTCTCAGGAATAACACCTGATAAAAGCTCGGCCTGTGAATAGGCCATGACCTTGCCCTTGGCGACACACACCTGGCGATAGACCGGCGGAGTCGTTGTGTTGTCGAGCGTCTGGATGCTGATGTCGCTGCCGTAGCTGTCCAGCATGCGCGCATACAAGTCACGAACTTGATCTGGATTAAGCATAGCGATTCTTGTGCCTCTCAAGCATGTCGACAGTCGATGCACTCAACACACCCACGGACCCATCGGTGTATTCATTGGCGGACTGCCCAGAGGTTTCGTAGGTCACCTTCGCGACACCCACGATTTCCTCTGACTTGACGACGCGACCATAACGCCCACCAGATGCGGGAGGGACAACAGGCGTGTCACAGACCGGTGGAACATACATCGGCGTGCCGTCTGAGTTGTCGCAGACAAGTGGAATTGTGTCGTGCGATCCGTCAGAGCTAACAAACGGAATCTCGCATGCACCAGGCGCATCGACGTTGCCAATGCCAGGCGCAGCCATGCTGTCATAGAGGCTGGCCGCAGTGTCCACGATTGCCTTCATCGCCCATGGCGGCAGGGTCTGAAATCCACCTTCGTACTCAATCAACACATCCTCATAAATTCCAGAGGTTGTGCGAACCAGGCCGGTGGATTTGATCACCTTGAAATCATTGACCTTCACTCCACTGAGTGTCTCAATCGACGCAACAGTGCCAATGGGGAAGTTTCTCAACCAGATCGAGGTCGAACCGTTTGGCTCAGTGATGTCCTGGTAGAAATCAAAATCAAGACTTCGACCAAGAAAGTCCTCGACATACCCCTGCGCCTCGACCAGTAGTGCCGACAAGGTCGCATCCTGACTGTTGTCAGTAATGCCGAGAATTCTTTTGAGCATCGCAAGCATGGTGACAATCCTTAAAATATTTCTGTAATCGCTAAATAAAAATTCATCTCTATCCCTTACTTAGCTTCAAGTGCAACGATTCTTGATGTCAGGTCGCTTATTGTCTGGGCTTGGCTTTCAATCAATGCTTGCTGCTCTTGCATTGCCTTGGCTAAAGTAGAAATCAGCGGCATCGGGTTTAGGCGTTGTGGCTGAACCTCGCCGCTTTCTGTCAGCTCATCTTTCTCACCGTCGACTGCACCTTTGATGTGTTCGCATTCGTGTGCAAGAAAGCCTGTAATCAAGCGGGGGCTTTCTTTAAATATTTTGCCGACTGTTTTCATCGTGTAAGTAATAGGCTTGAGAGCCATTACTTTGTCGATTGCAGACTCTAGTGGTAGAGCGTTAATCTTGATTCGATAGTCGGATGCAAGAGAGATACTTCCCAAATTGATATCGTCAACATAAAGATTCATCGCCCCGACCCACGACAGATTGAACGTGTACGGTTCAAGAGCTGCTGCGAGTCCAGCCTTTGTGTTGTATCCTAGTGTGGCGATTGTCCCTGCTCGCCCATTCGAACCTGCTTGAGAGCTAAAGCCAACTAAAAACTGACCATTCGAAGTGAAGCGACCTCTGTCTCCAGACGTCGTCTTAAATACAAAATCTCGCTCTGTGTCCGTACCGATAATCAAGTAATTTTGAGCACGATCTGCAAAGAAGTTTCCCCAGTTCACATAATCGCATCCGATTCCGTATGCGGCAAAACTTCCTCCGATATCATTAAGACCGATAGCTGCATTTGGCATAGCGACCGAGAGTGATCCCGTCATGGTGTCGCCCGTTGCGTTCACGAATCTTCCGTCTGATTCTTCTTGAGTGAAGAGTGGCGGCTTATTAGGGATAGCGTTCCAGTCTGCTGGTCCAGCCGGACCTTGTGGTCCGACATCGCCCTGCGGTCCTTGTGGTCCAGCTGCGCCGTCTAAGCCGTTTGCACCTGCCGGACCTTGAGGGCCAGTCGCTCCGTCAGCACCGGCGGGTCCTTGAGGGCCAGCAGCACCGTCTAAGCCAGCCGGGCCTTGTGGGCCAGGGACAGTGGAGTCCAACCCAGCTGGACCTTGTGGGCCTACTTCACCCTGAACACCTTGTGGACCAGGGACAGTGGAATCTGCACCAGCAGGTCCTTGAGGGCCGACTTCGCCTTGTATACCTTGCGCGCCGTCAGCACCTGCTGGGCCTTGTAGTCCTGCGGGACCGACCTCACCTGCGGGTCCTGCTGGGCCGACCTCACCCTGAATGCCTTGCGGACCTGCTGGGCCGGGCTCACCTTGAATGCCTTGAGGTCCTTGCTGTCCTTCAGGACCAACAATTGGTCCGACGTTCTCAAATCCTCCAGATGTATCTGACCAAACCCATGCGTCGCCGGTCTCATCGACGACCCACATGTCTCCCTGCGCTGCTGTGGCTGGAAGGTCTGCGACTGTCGGAACCCTTCCTCTAAATACGATGCCGACTCCGGGAGTGCCAGCCTCGCCTGTGTCGCCCTTTGGCCCTTCCGGTCCAATCGGTCCTTGAGGACCTACATCGCCCTGCGGCCCGGCTGGTCCTGTATCACCCTTCGGTCCTGGGACAGTTGAATCTGCGCCAGCAGGTCCAACAGCACCGTCAACACCATCCTTTCCATTTGCACCAGCGGGTCCCTGTGACCCAATTGGACCCTGCTCTCCGACCAAGCCTTGTGGCCCAGTATCGCCTGTGTCCCCTTTTGGTCCTGCTGGTCCCACATCGCCTGTATCGCCTTTGGGTCCAACATCACCGACGGCACCATCAACACCCGCAGGACCCTGTGCGCCTACAAGAGAATCAATCCACTCTTCTTCTGTTCCTGCGTAGCCGTTTGTGACTGCGACCTCGTATGCGCTCAAACCTTCCGCGCCAGCAGGACCGGATTCTCCTGTGTCGCCTTTTGCGCCAGTTAATCCAGTCTCGCCCTGTATTCCCTGGACGCCTTGTTCGCCTTGCAAACCACGCTCACCCTGCGGTCCAGTGGCTCCTGTGGCTCCGGTCAAACCGCGAGTGCCAGCAGCGTTCGCTTCTACCCAAACGTCTTTTCCATCCGGGTTGTTGTAGAGCAGATACATCCTGCCTGTGTCTGACTCAAACCAGGTGGCCTTTGGTGGCGCAGTAGGAGGAACTTCCTCGACCAAAGTGCCACCACCTGATTGCGCTGATAGCTGGACCGACCCATCAGGGTATTTAATCCCGCCACCTGGTGCGAGCATCACATCATCGGACGCAGCTTCTCCCAATGCAGTTACATCAGCACCTGTATAGATTGACTTGACGGGTAAAAACTCTGACATCATCGCTCCTAGAATTTGGTGCCTCGCCCATCTCTGAGCGAGGACTTGTTACCTAATTAGGCCAATGGGATTGGCTTGCTTACGCCGTCTGTGTCGAAGAAAGGAATTGCTTTCAAAGACACTTGCTGGATTGCTGCTTGGACATCTGTTGCAGTAATACCTGTCACAGGTGCAAAGGTTGTCTGCGCTGCTGTGTAGTCACCAGCGGCTGGGACGACTGCACCAGTGCGTGTGTTAAAGCTCGACACACCACCAGGAGCCACTTCCAAAGCGTCTAGGCGACCGTCAACAGCGATCAATTCTGCTTCGACTTGATCAAGTGCTGCTTGAACGTCTGTGCCTGTCAGGACTGTGTTGCCAGTCGAGTCGTAAGAGGTTCCTGCTGCTGTTGCTGTGCGAGCTGAGTAGTCCAAATGGATCCACTTGCTCGATGGGCGATGGTAAACAAGCCAATCACCGACCTTGATTTCTTTACCTGTTGCGTCACCGACTGTGCGGGTGCCTTCAGTGTTAAAAATATAATAATGAGTAGGACCTGGCTGCGCTGGTGCTGCTGGGTCTGCGTCGTCAAAGCCGAGCAAGCCCATGAACACTAGGTCGGCAGCGTTGGACATGATCAATGTGCCGAGCTGCTCCATGCCTAGCTGGACGTTCGTGGCATCGACGCCAGCGATATTCGTTGGGTCAAGAGTGATCTTGAGTGCGTCGTAGTCGCCAGCAACAGCGACGACATCGCCAGTGCGACCGAACACTGTGTCGATAGCACCAGAGGTTGCGGCTGTTGATTGGATCGTACCGTCAGCGAATTTAATATCGCCAGTAAGTGCTACGACTTCGTCAGGCGTAAACTCCCCAAGACCAGTCGGATTTCCTAGCCCGTCTTTTATAACTTTTAGTAAGATACTTTCCATTTAAAACTCCTAGTACAGTTGAGTGGGCAATTTCTTGGCCCGGTGTTAAAAAAATAAAGGCTTGCAGTCGCCCCTCACTCGCTGCTCTTTCATGGCCAAGCTGATCTCACAGTTATAGTGGTGGAAACCTCGACACCCTGCTGGTTAGCGTTGCCCGCCATATCCGTACAAGTAACCGTTTTGGTTCCATAGCCTTTGTATTTATGCACGATGACTTTTTCGCCGTAGCCTCCGCCCTCAGTGCTCGATGAGGCACCATCAAAGTCGTAGAAGTAAGTGCCAGAACCGCCCCATGCTGTGAACTCAATCTCATAAGGCGCAATTTGTCGCCAGCGCAATTCGGTCAGCACTTCAGGCTCTGCACCGCTTGGCAATTCTTTCCATACGCCACCGACGTTGACCTTCACCGAGGCGACATCTTTCCAGCCGCCTGGCGTGTTGATCTTTTTCGGCGTTGCGTCAACCCAGCCCGATGGTGTGTTTATCTTCATTTACACATATTCCACGAGTAGAGTGTTGTTCGGGTAAAGTGCTGCGTCTGGTGCTGTGCCACCTGCTGGAATCGAGACGATTGTCGGCAATGCGTCGACATAAGACTTTGTCACCGCATGATTTGCAGCTGTGGCTGGGACTGAGATTGCGATTGGTACTGTTGACGATATTGCTGATGTATCAATCGTGAAACGAAGTCCGCCGCCTGTGTACGCACCGATGCCAGTGCCGACCTTGGAGAGGTAGCCTCCACTAGAACCAAACTCGACTCCGATACCAGTTCCGGGAGTCGTAATCTTCTGAATAAAGGTTGAGCCTGTTGCTGTAAAGGTGACAATGTTTGCATTGCCGTAGCGAACTGCGACGCCGCCATTTGCACCAAAAATGTTGTAGGTGGATGCGCCCCAGGTCAAAGACTGTACGGTCGTGGGCAGCGTAATGCCGCCCGTCATCGTGCCGCCAGTTGTCTTTAGGAAAGCGGTCGAGCTGCTAACCGCTGAGTCAACATAAGCCTTGTTCGTGAGGTCAGAGACTTCCACAGGCGCAAAGGTGCATTTCGGCGCAATGCTAAATGTCACCTTACCCGTAGCAATTTCAATCATGTAGCCAGACTTCGACCCGGGCAATTGAACACGGAAATATGTGCCGTCGTAATATGTGTAAACGTCTTGACCGTTGAAAGAACTTACGCCTCCTGAGTTAGCGTAGCGCAGCGGTCCGTTCATTACGTCGCCAGATTTGTTGACGTAGTTTGTAGATGCCGTTGTCGAGATAGTGCCGTCTGCTGCGACGTTCATCCCTGTGCCGATCTTTACGCCGCCGAGAACTGATGCAGAAGCAGTTGGCAGCGTATAAGTGGTGCCTCCAGATGCGACCTTCGTGTCAACATATTGCTTAGTGGCAGCACCCAATCCAGAAACAGGATCGGCAGCCAACATCAATGGCTTTTGTGCGTTGAGTGAAGTCTTGTTCCAGAGGAAAAGCGGGTCAGAATTAAATTGCCACTGCATACCGCCTTCGCTTGGCAACATCAACAAGTTGTAGTTGCCAGCGGGTTCTGAGCCGAAGCGTAGTGGCTGAGTGCCTGAACCCGTCATGCCTAGCATGCCGGTCATCGCACCGCCAGCAAGCGGCAAGTAGCCAGTCAAAGTGGTGGCTGGTGTAAAGATATTTCCGTCTGTGCCGAGTTTGGAGATATTCCCAGCGTCGGCGGAAACGGCTGTCGGGCCAGCAGGACCGATCAATGAATCGAGCCACTCTTGCTCTGTGCCTGTGAAGCCATTGGCCACTGCGACCTGGTAAGCCGACAGGCCAGTTGCTCCAGGTTGACCGTCGGCTCCAACAACCGGACCCGCATCATCAAACTTTGCAGGATCAACAGTTGTGTTCCAGACGTAAGCTACGCCCGTATCATCGGCGACATATACGTCGCCGTGAATCTGACCTGTCAATGTGCTCAAGTCTGCGGAGGTTGCTACGCGACCGGCATACCGAAGCCCCAAGCCCTGTGGACCCTGCTCGCCCTCAAGCGATGCAAGCCACTCGGCTTCAGTGCCGACGAAACCGCTTTGGACTGCGACCTGATAGGCCGAGGCACCGTCAGCGCCGGTTTCTCCGACCGCGCCATCCTGGCCAACCAAACGACCCATAGGTTCCCATGCGGTCACGACGTTCGGGTCGTCAATCGCAAGCGCGAAATAACCTTCGCCTGTATCGTTCGTAATGTAGAACTGACCGCCCTTGGCTCCAGGAGTGAGGGCTTCCAGCTCTGTGTAGTTATTGATGCGGCCCATATAGCGTGTGCTGATACCATCTTGGCCATCAACACCGTTGACACCGTCGGTGCCATCTTCTCCGACCAATCGACCCATCGGATAAAAAGATCTACCTTCTGGGGCATTTGAATTTGCTAGGAGTTGATGAC